AGAGAGTGTAGATACGATCTCCATTGAGTATCAGGACGGCAGCACAAACACAAACTACGACCGCCGTGTCTTTCTCAAGCTGCGACGGTATCTTGTAGGTTCTGCTGGCGCGACTAACGTCATCAAAGTAAGCCGGGCATAAGATGTCTGAGAAGTTTGATTATAGCCGGATGAAAAATACAGCCTACCGGTTGATTGATAGGTTTGGTCAATCGCTACCATTCACGCGAGAAATCGGTGAGACTTACGACCCTGCTACAGGGACTACAACATGGACAACCGAGAATTACTCGGCTGATGTTGTTTGGGGTGATTACAACAAAGACGAGATTGACGACACGCTTGTCAAGCAGGGTGACGCAAGGCTGATTGTTGCTGCCTCTGTTCTGATTGATGACTGTGTCACTTACAACAACAAAGAGTGGCGAGTTGTAGACGTTTCCCCGCTTAATCCGGGCGGCGTTGAACTTTACACAGAGGCACAGGTTAGGCGGTAATGCTTAGAGACGTAACCTCTAAACTAGATCAGCGATTGGCCGCTATGACTGGGTTGCCTCCTGTAGCTTGGCCTAACGTCCAATTTGATCCACCATCAAACACCCTTTACATTGCTGTGATGAACATGCCTGCTGACGGCACACTGTACAGCATGGAGCGTTTTCAGAACACACCCGGCACGTATAGAATTAACGTATACGCGCCAGCGAACAAAGGCCCGGCACAAGCCGAAAACATGGCTGACCAAATTGCAGACCACTTTCGGGCAAACAGCAGTCTAGGCGACGGCCTGTTTATTGAAGAAATTAACTTTTCTCCGGGAATTTCTGACGACTCTTACTACATGCTTCCAATCAGCATTAACTGGAGAGTGTATCACTAGATGGCTACATTCAATGTCTCTCCAGAAAACTTCGGCGCTAAAGTAAGAGAGATTGCCGAGAAGAATAACAAGATGATGGAGGATGTTGCAGAAGACTTTGTTCGTTTCATCTTTATATCTGTTATTGAAGGCACTCCAGTTGGCATGCCAGAGACTTGGAAACGCCCTGCGCCTCCGGGCTACACACCGGGCAGAGCAAAGGGTAACTGGTTCCCATCTGTAGGAGCGCCAGATTACTCTACAACCGAATCAACCGAAAGTTCAGTGAACCGGATTGATAGTATCAGCGGCAGGGTCGCTGGAAATACTGTTTACCTTACAAACAGCCTTCCTTACATCTATGAACTTGAAAAGGGTTGGTCGTACTTGCAGCAGCCTAACGGTTGGGTCGAAAGGACTGTAAGAGGCGCAGACTCTAAAATGAATCAGGCTATAAACAAAAACCGCTAGGAGAGAAAAGAGATGGTATCACAAGCATTCACTTCCGCAGGAACTAAGATCAGCGTCGCGTCAGGCGAGCCAACTACTTACGATGACACCGGCTTTGAAGGACTAAGTTTTGACGAAATCGGTGAGGTCACTGACCTTGGTGAGTTTGGGCGTGAGTACAGCCTTGTCACTCATAATCCGCTAGGCAGCCGTCAGACCGTTAAGCGCAAGGGCAGCTTTAACGACGGCACTGTTAGTATGTCTGTCGCCCGTGTCCCAGATGATGCAGGCCAGACCACGCTTCAGGATGCTGTTGACAGCGATGACAACTACAGCTTCATGGTTGAGCTTCAGGATGGGCGCACCCTTTACTTTATTGCTCAGGTAATGAGCTACACCACCAACGTAGGCAGCGTAGACCAGATCACTAGCGCCAGTGTGACCATCGAGATCACTGACGAGATTATCGAGGTTGATCCTGCTTAAATTAACTAAGACCGGGGGTCTTGTATGAAACTAACTGACTTTAATTCCGTAGAAGGTTCTGACGAAGGCGCGGTGATGTATGTAAAGCATCCTGTGTCTGGAGTTGAAACTGACGCTTGGATCAAGATGGCTGGGCCAGACTCCAAGCTCGCTAAACAGCGCAGGGCATCAATTCAGCGCCTTTTACGGGGCAAGCGTTCAGCGTCGGACATTGATCTCGATACGCTGGAGAAAGAGGCTCTTGAGACTCGCGTTGCTCTTACCATTGAGTGGGGCAACATCGAAGCAGAGAAGCCACTTGACTTTAACGAGAAGAATGTCCGCTATGTCTACCAGAACTTTCCTTGGTTGGCAGAACAGGTAGACGAGTTCCAGTCTGACCGCTCTAATTTTTTTACGAGCAGCTAAGCCTAGCCGAAACTTTTGTTCGGTTTAGGGCTTGGCTAGACACGCCCCCAGACGGGCAGGAAGTCCACAGAGGCAAAGACTATAGCGGCCCCTTTCCCGACACAGGCGATCTTGAATACATCGTGCTTTGGCTCTTTGAGTGTGGGCCGATGAAGTTCAGCGGGATGGGGCCGCTTCCTTTGGATTGGACAGAAATCAAAGATTGGGCAGAACTGCAAGGCATAGAACTAGAGCCTCAAGAGGCATACGCCATTCGCAGTCTGTCCAACTCTTATGTAGATCAGCACTCAAAAGCAAAGAAAAGGGATTGTCCGCAGCCGTGGATTGACCCCGAACAGATTAGTCGGCAAGAAGTCACTGAAAAAGTCACATCGAAGTTCGATGCACTGGTAAGTAGAAGGAAGAAAAAGAGTGACTGATATAGTACGCATGTCAATAGAGATTGACGCTAGAGATGCCCCAAAGGCAGAACGGGCGCTTAAAGGTGTTGCACAACAAGCTGAAAATGCTGGTCGCAAAACTAAGATATATTCTCGCCAAGTAAAACAAGCCTCCAAAGAAAGCAACCGCTTTACAAAAGTTTTGATGAGTGCGCGCGGTGCTATGACCGCACTCTCTGCGGGTGTTGCTGGGATTACTATTGGAAAGTTTGCTCGTCAAATCGAACAAGCAACAACCCAGCTAAACAATATCAACGCCACTATGCGCGTTGCTACAGGCGACGCCACACAGGCCGGTCAAGCCATCGGATTCATACGAGAAGAGGCAGACCGGCTTGGTCTTTTCTTTCCTGCTGTCGCTAAACAAATGGCGCAGTTCAGCGCGGCAGCGCGTGGCACATCGATTACGAGTGGAGAACTCAGAGACATCTTTACTGGTATTTCCGAAGCCTCTCGCGCTATGGGCTTAACTGCTCCACAAGCTGAAGGCGCTATGATGGCTTTGCAGCAGATGATGTCCAAGGGCAAAGTCTCTGCTGAGGAACTTAGGCAGCAGCTTGGTGAGCGGATGCCGGGGTCTATTCAAATCATGGCTCAAGCTCTTGATGTGAATACCCAGAAGCTCTTTGAGATGATGGAGAACGGCGAACTTCTGTCAGATGAAGTTCTACCTAAGTTCGGTCGAGAGTTGCAGAGAGTGTTTGGCTCTGAAGCAGCCGATCAGGCAGACAGGATCGCAGCGGCGATAGGCCGGCTTGAGACTGCTTTCTTTGATCTAATGGCTCAGGACAACTTGTCTGGAGCAGCAGAAGCTATTAATGAACTAGCTGACACGCTTTCCTCGGAAGATTTCAACAAAATTTTTGACGATCTGGTGACTGTATTATCAGAGCTTTCCGCAATTCTAGCTAAAAACCTAGATCACATTGTAAAATTTACTGTGGCTCTTGGTGCATTTGGCGCAGCCAGGTTTGCGACAAAACTATTGTCGGGCTTGACCGGAAGAATGAATACTTTTTTCGGAATTCTTGCACCCACAACAGCAGGCACTGTAGCACTAACTGGCGCACTTCAAGCTGTTCAAGCAACCTTGCTTAGATTTGCTGGCCCCGCTGGAATACTGATTGGTGCGACCAGTTTAATAAAAATGTATACTGGAGCAGTGCACGATGCCGCGTTTGCTTCTACAGACTGGAAAGAGGCTAACGAAGAACTAGAAGAGTCTATTAAAAGCGTATCTTCTGCTCGTCTAACAGGAATGCTTCAAGAGGCAAGAGCAGAGGCCGCTAGAGTAGAGTCTCTTGAAAACCAGCTTGCAGCAGCACAAGAGAGGCTAGAGCAATTACCAGAAACAGGCGATCCACGGGCGCGTGGTATGGCAGTCAGTGCTGTTGCTAGACTTGAACGAGAGCTTTCTCAGGCTAAAGCCGCTGCTAAGGCAGTAACAGATATACAAGATCAAATGGAAATGTCTCAAGTAAATGCCATGGCAAGGGGTCAGGCCGAGGCAGGAGAAGAGGCTAGTATTGCTGCAAAAAAGACAAGAGAGTATCGAGAGTCTCTTGAAGAACTAGCAGAAGAAATGTCTCAAGGAACAAGAAAAGTTGACCTTCTGCCGCCTGGGACAAGAGATGAGCTGGCGGTTGCTAATGCAGAGCTTGAAAGAGTCAGGAATAATCTTGACATACTAGATAGAGACAAAGACGACTCAAAAACAGACAATGCACAAGATGAACTAGACAATATAACGTCTAGCCTTAACAATATCATTGGTCGATTTGACCCGATCTCAGCGGCAGGGCAAAAGTTTGCTTCTGACATGAAGACAGTCCAAGACGCTCTTGATGCTGGCGTTATCTCAACCTCCAAGGCTCAAGAAATTACTGAGAAGCTAGAGGAAGAGTACGACAAAGCGACTCGGGGCGCAAGAGGGCTAGAAGGTGCTTTGCAAGACATCGCAGAGAGTATGACTGACGATGTAAGCAATGGACTCACCGACATCATCATGCAGGCTGAGTCAGCAAAAGACGTATTTATTGACCTCGCCAATCAAATTGCTCGGACAATCACTCAGCAGCAAATTGCTGCCCCTCTTGCACAAGGCATCACAGACTTTGCAACAAGCGCCATTCCCTCCTTGTTTGGCGGAGGTACAGGTAGCGCTTCAGCGGGAGGCGGCGCTCCACCGAACGTCCGTGGCATTGGGCCTGATAGGGCTAACGGTGGCAACGTGTTTGGGCAGACAGCACACATGGTAGGCGAGCGTGGCCCAGAGTTATTTGTCCCTCGGCAGGACGGTCAGATCGTACCTAATCACCAGATGGGTGGTGGTGGCGGAGATGTCACAGTCAACGTCATCAACCAAGGCGGCGAGCAGCTACAGGCTGAACAGCAACAGACGCGGCGTGGGCCTAATGGAGAGATGACAGTTGATGTGATGGTCAAGAAATCAATGGAGCGTTTAGACTCACAGGGTCAGTTAGACGGCATCTTCCGCCGCCACGGCGCACGCAGACAGGGGCAGTTCTAAGCATCCGTTCATTGAAGGGACAATAAACTATGGCTACTTGGCCTTCAGATTTACCACAAGAAGTGCATCAGGACGGCTTCAACATCGAAGCACAGAATGGTGCTATTCGCACCGAAATGGACACTGGCAAACCTTTTCAGCGCCAGCGGTTTACAGCAGCCGTAGAGCCTTTCTCAGCAAGAATCTGGCTGACACAGGCTCAGTACAGCATCTTTGACACATTCTACCGCGAGACGCTAGGACACGGCGCTTTGGAGTTTGATTGGAAGCACCCGATCACAGGTGATCCAGCGACCGTCCGTTTTGACGCTAGTAGTCCGCCTCGTCTTACTGCTCTCAGCGGAGATCAGTACCAAGTACAGATGAATCTTGAGGTTATTCCGTAATGTCTTTATCGCAAGGCGCACTCCAAGCCGTTCTGGCTTCTGCGACAGACAAGGTTTTTCTTGAGTGCCTGACGATTACTCATTCTGAGATAAACACCGTACGGATCGTCAATGACTCTCAGGAGCTGCAAAGGTTTGAAGGCACTTACACCAACTTCCCGTTTCGTGTGATGGCCGCATCGCAAGCGGCAGACCGACCGCCGTCTATTGAAATCACAGCGGATGCTGTAGATCAAAGCCTTGTGTTTTCACTTAGGCAGCTTGCTGGAAAACGTGAGCGAGCGAACATTAAGTACGAAATCGTTTTGGCGGACACACCTGACACTGTGGAGTTTGGCCCAGTCAACTTTGAGTTTGAATCTCTCTCCGGAGACTCTGCGACACAAATACAGATTCGGGCGTCATTTATGAAAGGCGCTCTCAATGACGCTTTTCCAGCACTGCAATTTGCTCCAAGCAATGCCTCTGCATAAATACAGAGATTATGTCGGAGTTGAGTACGAGCCTCCGCATGGCTGTTTCCGCCTTGTTGAGCAGGTGTTTAGAGGCGTTTACGGAATACACCTTGGTAAGCAGGACGCCGGGCTAGAAACCGCACAGAACAAAGACAGAACAGCCAGAGTACAAAAAAAGTTGGCTGAGATGACTGTGCAAGTTCAAGAACCTCAAGAGGGCGATGTCGTTATTGTCAGAGGGCGTCCTTGGCACATTGCTGTAGTCATTGCCCCTAATATGATGCTCCACAGCTATAACGGCGGAACTAGCTGTGTTGAGGACTACAACGATTGGCGTTGGGTCAACAGAATAGAAGGATTCTACAGGTATGTCGGTAACAGTACAGGCGAGTAAGCATCCGCTAAAACCTGAATGGGTCTATGCTGATGTAGAAGCAGGCCAGAGCATCTACGAGATCGCTGGCGGTGCGCCTGTCGCTGCTTATATAAACGGCAAGGAAGTTGCCGAGGAGCTGCACCG